TAGTTTGTTGAGCCTTTGGATTTGCACAAATGGATTATTTGCCTTGAGAATTTTTCTTTGCCTAGTTTTTCTATATCTGCCTGTAGTCGGTCACTGGAGCCCCAGTATTCCTTCCAATCAGATTCTGCCAATGATCTTCTTTTATTTTTCTTACCTTTGAGTGGTGGACGTGTGACCTTGCGCCAAAAGAACTTCTTGCCGATGTAGTCATGTCCGTTTGTGATATTTGTAATACGATAAACGAAACCGTAATTGTCGCTGATATCTTCTGAGTCGAAGAGTTTATCCTGATACATCCACGGATTTTCGTATGACAATGTGTTTCCTTTCTACCATTTAGTTGCGTAGTCACGATTGACTACTTTGCTATTACATTTATTACGGCACTCCTCCCATGGGAAAATTTCAAAGTCAGAAGACCAGAAATCGTCCGTAACTACGGAAGATAGTGTTCTCTCATTTAGATCGAAGTTTTTAGCGAGGTCGATCCACTCGTTGTTGTGATTATATCTGTTAGCGACCCAACAGCAGGGAAAAAACTTTCCCTGACTATTTATGAAGAGTCCCTTGTTTCCAGTAAAACACAACGGTTTAACACCATTATATTCTTTTAAATCATCATATAAGTCTTCGCAGGTAGATTGGCCTATTTCACTTAGATGTCTGTTGGATAATTTTTCAACAACACGCTCAAATCTCTGTGTCTCACTTATCATTGAATCTTGTGGTTGTAGCGGATCATTATTAGGATATATCGGATACACCTTATTGAACTTTGTGCTACGAGTAATTTGGAATTCATCAAATCCTAAACGTCTGGCCATAAACTTCATATGATCTACCATGCCCTGATTAAATTTAAACACAATGCAATCCCAGGACATATATACGTCACTGACCTGTCTTAAGGTCTGTATGCCCAACATTGTTGATTTCCAGTTACTGTTGACCCTATATTGTTCGTTGCTGGCCTGATCCCAGCCATCTAGACTGAAATGTATATGATCATTTTCGTCTAATACACTGCCCAACTGAGTCCACCAGTCTGGTCTTTTGTGACTACCATTGGTAATGATGACAAACTTAATTGGTTTTATGCTTTTAAAGTATCTAATGACATCTATTAGATCGTGTGCGTATATAGGATCTCCATCGTCTCCACAGAATGTAATCTTTTCTACATTATTTTGAACAAAATCAGAAGTAAAGTTCTTTTTGAAAAAATCTAATTTTAGCTCAGTGTTAACTAAAGTATCGGGCACTTCCTCTCTAGCACATCTGGGACACTTTAAAGTGCATTTACTAGATATCTCTATATGCCAATGCCATAATGCTAACTTCATACAGTCTCGACATCATTACCATAGGTGGTAAAGCCGTTCTCCTTGGTAACGGTCATAATGTTGTTAACTCTGCCTGCTAGTTCGTCCTTGTGTGATACCAACCATATTGACTTGTTGTGTTCTCTTGACATCTTCTTGAGTATGGCCAATGCTGACTCAACACCACTGGCATCCATTCCACTGTCAATCAACTCATCAATGAACAGCAAGTTAATAGGATCATATAAACTTTCATATACATCACGGAATGACCACGACAGTGAGAGAATCAATCTATTACGCTCACCTCTTGATAAATTGTCAAAATCTAACTCACGGCCAAGTTCCGTTATCTCAACTGACAGATCGCTAAGGAAGGTGACTGTGTGTGGCAGTCCGATCTTGTCTAGATAATAACTTAACCGTGAATTAAGATAACTCAAGTTTTGATCAATGATACGTTTTCTAATGAACGAATCCTTGTTGGTCAATAATTTCTGTAGGAACTCCTGATGCTCACGCAGTTTTTCTAGATCATTCATTGTGGCATAATCAACTTCGGACTCTGAACTTTCTTCCATCTCTTTGATCTGTTCATAGTATGGATCTTCTTCAACCTCACGTTGTTTGATCTGTGATTCCAAGTTAGCCATAGAACTCTTGTGTTCATAGGCATCCTTTTCATCCGAGTAGAATGTTTCTGGTTTCTGTCCTAGTTTACCTAGTTCTTGTTCAGCTTTGACTAGTTCTTGATATGTTTCAAGATGTTTATCATGTTCTTGTTTGGCATCTTTAAGACTTGCTTCTTTTTGTGCTAGAATGTCAGCATGTTTGTCGTCATGCACTTCTTGTCCACAGGCATGACATTTATGATCACGCAGACTTTCTAGGTCTCCGGTAAGGTTTGCTATAGCACTCTCTTCACGTTTATAGTCACGCTCTGCTTGTTTGACTGCCGTCTGAACTTGTTCTATCTGCGTAGATTGTTCTTGCCAAGTTTTAAGTTCTTTGTGTAGTTCTAACTCTTTTTCAATATCGATCTCTTCTAGTTTCGCTAGTCCTGCATTTAGATAATCAATATCATCTTCTTTCTTTTGAATCCATAATGTTTGTCTACGTTTAAGTCCTTCAATTTGATCTTTGATCTTAGCATTAGCTTCTTGCTGTGCCTTGATGCGATATTCTTCTTCTTTGATCGCATCTCTGGTTGCCTTGAGTCTCTCCTTGAGTGCCTCTGCTTTTTCAGAAAGCATAGTAATGCCAAGCAACTGTTCAATGATATCTTTCTGATCGTTAGCACGTAGATTTAAAAAAGGATCAGTGTAAGTGTTTAAAGCGACCAAATGCTTAAACATCTCATGACTCATACCTAGCATTGATTCAATATACTTCTGTGTTTCTCTTGAATCACCCTGTGCCATGTCAGTGATTTCTTGTTCCTCATCACCCACATAAAAACGCATGACGTTTTTCTTACGCCCACGTTCTATCTTATAATGTTGTCCGTTGTGTTCAAAGTCTAGACTAACCAACATGCCCTTGGAGTTAGTCTTGTTGATTAGATTATCACGTTTGATATTGGTCAGTGCTTGACCAAACAATGCGTATGAAAGGGCATTGATGATAGTGGTCTTACCCGTTCCGTTCCGTGCACCTGAGTCGTCTCCACCTAGGTCAATGTTAACACCCAAGACCAATGTAAGGTCTCTGCGGTCAAAGTTAACTGCCTGTGTGGCATTGCCCACGCTCATGAAGTTTTTAACTGTCAGTGTCTTTAATTTAAACATTAGTAAAGTTTATTTGATCTTTGCTTCATTGTCAATGACATATTTTGCCACAAATTGATGTCCTTCTTCTAAAGGGTGTCCGCTGTCGCCCAACGGAAAGTCTTTAGCTATTTGGCCAAGACAGGGTTCTCCCCAGCCTATGAAATTTTTAAGGTTAATCTGTTTGACCAAATTTTGAATCTCTGTGTAGTGTTCTTTTAATTGTGCATCGTTTAAGATATTAAAGTATTCTTCTTCCTTGGCCATTGACAGAAAATCTTCCCAGGATCCGGTATACAGTGCTTCGTTGTTCTCTAGTGATTTCAACATGACATACTCTTTATTTCTTGACTCAAGCAAGGTCTGCACCAATATGATTGATTGTAGCCATCTCTTGAATTCCTGAAGATAATTGACCCAGTAGGCAAAGTGTAGTATGCCAAACTCTTTGTATTTGTATTGATGTTTATATTCTGCTGACGCCAGGTGAGGAGTGAAGTTTACTTCCCAATAATTTTCTGGGTCCCATCTGGTGAATCTTGCGAGACCGGACCAGACAACATATATGCGATCAAACTCGTCAATGTTTTTGACCAGCTGATACATTATGCTTTCGTTACTGCCCCCAGATTGAGCCGCATTTAAAAAATCTGATCCGTGATGTTTTGCCACTAATGCTGGCCAAGCATCTTTTTCAGGATGTGCGAGACAGTCTCCACGTGTGGAACTGTCACCTACGAACAAAAATCTCATTTATAGATGTATGGGTCTTTGTTTGCTAATTTTTTTTGTTTTTTCTTAAATGCTATCTTAGCTTTGATACTTCCAAGCCAGTTTTTTAAAAATGTAAACATTACTTTCTCCTTGTCATGTAATATGTTACTAATCCGCCATTGCGGTAGTTAAACAGTGATCTTAATCTGATCAACCAACCTGGATAACTGGATGATATCTCAAACTTTGAAAACATGTTTTTAACGCCATTCTTTGTAAAAGCTGTTTCGTAGGGATGATTCTCTTGATCGTCGTGCAGGACCTTGTCCCCATAGTTGATCTTAAAAATCTTTTTGAACACCTTGCCCATTGGATGATATAAACCAATGATCAGATCGTTCTTGACCAATGACAGAATTCTTTTTACTGCATTGGTGTGATCTGGGATATGATGTAAGACTCCTTGGCATATCACTAGATCAAATTTTTTCTGATTATCAAAATTTAATATATCTTTTTTAACAAACTTTACATTCGAACTATTATTTATTTTGGCAATTTTTCGGGCATGATCTATAGAACTTGCAAAATCAACGCCAGTGAATTGTATATCGGGATATTTTTTAGCAAAAAAGTTTGTGATGAATCCAGTCCCGCACCCTAGGTCTAACACGGTCTTTGCGTTGCTTGATCTAATCGCTCGATCGATTACCTTAAGATAAGGATTACGAATCCCATCCATGTGGTAGTCCAGGGACTCGCTGGTATATAGTCCTGGAAAATTGTTTGAGTCGTAAAATTTTTTGATCTTGTCCATTATAGATCTCTATAAATTTCCAGCAATAGTTTAGGATCGTAATGATCTGATTCAATTGATGTTAACTGATTGGTAACAATAGTGTCTACTGACTCAAACTTCAATTCTCCAGGTTGAACATCTGCAAACTCTACATCTTTCTTAACTGGTATTAGTGTAAGTTCTCTTAGATTATATTTGCCTACAAACTCCTCACGAATAAAACTCGCCTCTTCGTAACTAATGTCAATGTTTAGATTTACACGAATGTGCATCTTTTCCTTACATAACTCTTCAGGATTGTTTAACATCTCATCCAAGTTATAAACTCTATATCGGGGTTGTTGTGGCCAAGAATGATACACAGGATCCTTACCCCATTCAACAATGGTCATGCCTCGCTCATCATCTCCCGCATCGGCATAGTTATGGGGAAAGCAATTACCAGTATAGATAATGTTATTGTGGCTTTGACGCTTATGGAAGTGTCCCGTATACACATGTTCTAGCCCACGGAAGTCTTCACGCTGTATCTCGCCTGTGTCTGGCATCTGCACCATGGCATTCATAAAGAAGTGAGGTAACTCTAGATGCCCAAAAGCATACTTGCCCTCCATCTTCTTAACTTTCTTGGCCTCATCTCCTACCAGCCAAGGTATGAATTGGACATCACCCTCTGAGTAGAAGTCGTTCATGATGTGGACGTTCTTGATATGCTTGGCCCATGCCGCTGATTGTATGTCACGCTTGTCTCTGTAGTATAGGTCGTGATTGCCTGGAATAAAGAACACACGATCAAAGGCATCGCCTAGTAACTCGAGTGCTGTTAGGCTGTAGTTGAGTGTAACGATATTGATTGCGGCACGGTTATTGTGCCAGTCACCCATCATGATGCAGGTTTCGCATCCTTCTTGCTTGGCTTTTTCGATAAACCATTTAACAAAACCTAGACAGTCTTCGTTGTGTGTCTGACTGTTTGACTTCAATCCAAAATGGATATCTGTAAGGACAGCCGCCTTCTTAAATAAATTTGCCATAACCTTCCTTAGTAGTTACAGGGTTTTACTTTGATTTTTGTTTCTCTTTCAGCTTTTCTCGTTGCTTTTCGTAAAACTTATCTTCTAGTTTAGCATCAGCACCAGCGTTTTGTCTAGTCCAACTTGGATTCAATCCGTTCATTTCTAAGATGTCGTCTCGGATTGACTGGTTTTTCTTCTCGATATTAAGCACACGAGTAAATGAATTGGTAATGGCCGCAGTATAGTAGGCAAATGGGTTGTCCGATTTTGACTCATCAAACTGTAGTCCAATCTGGCTTAACTGTAATAGGGCCTGTCCACGCATTTCCTCGTTATATGTATATCCACGCCAGTTACTACGTGTAGCATATCTCTCACATAGTTTGACGAACATGTGTGCCAGTTTGTCAGTCATTTGACCATGATCCTTTGAGAACTTACCGTTCTCTAGTGTGCCCTTCCAATGGCTCTGTCCTACTTTATACGGACTCCCATCCTCGTCAACCCTAAAGTGTTGGAATGGAGGGAAGTTGACCTTGGCATGCACTTCATCGTCAATACCATAGTCCTCCTGGTCTCTAGCTTCGTCTAGGTCATCAAACATTTCCTCAATCTTAGCACGTTTCTTCATCTGTGCTTTGGTAGGTTTTTTAGGCACTAGAGGAATATGGTCCCATGTCATGACACGGAATACCAAATCTGTGTCTGCTATCGTCTTTGGATCTAATTCCTCACCAGTTTCCTTTTTCCACTTGGTGATCTTTAATTGTCGTGCCTCTTTGATGCGAGTCTTGTTGATCTTCTTAATGTCGGCAACAATAATGTCAAAGTCTGAGTCAGTGTCAAAGTTTTCGTAGACGCAATAGGTCTTCTTTGACTTGTGTATTTCTTTTAGGATATCTCTGTTGTTGAGATAGTT